TCTTTGCGCCTTCCTCGTTCCAGGGAAGTCCTTCGGGAAGATTTAAGGGCTTGCCAAAAGCATAATCCTCTACCTTTGTGCTTGCACCTAACTCGTTTCGGAGCAACTTCTTATGGGCGGCCTTTTCCTCATCCGTGGCCGTTTCGCCCGGTCGCTGAATAGCCGTTGCTGCCGCTTCGGTTAATTTCGTATTCGCTCGGCGGCTGTCAATGGCTATCTTAGCCAAGGCACCAATATTGTGAACATCGTCAAGAGACTTGGAATCTTGATAGCCCTCGCCTAAATGCGCAATAGTAGTTTTTGCAAATCCTTCCGTGAAAGCACCATCTTCGCCGATGTTTTCCATTATTTGTTCTGACATAAGTTCTCCTTTATTTCCCAACCCCAAAATGGTATCCACATACGAAATAGTCCAATGTGAATATATATACCTCTTGCCCAACGAGATATTCCAAAACTTAGACTATTTCGATGATAATATTTATCAAACCAAATCCTCATTTCTTTACCTCATTCGGGTCTTCAATTTCTTTCGGTTCAGTTAAAGCGTCCAATTCCTTTTTGAGAGCCGCAATTACCTTCTCCTGCTGCTGGGCTATCCGAATCAGACTTTTGACGTTGTAGGCCAGAATAGACTCATTGTTATAACCGTATGCCTCTATCCACGCCTGTTCGGGCTTTAAGATGATGTCCTGCCAATACTTAGGAGCCTTGCTGACTGCCGCACCTAAGCATAGACACAACACGATTCCGATTAGTATTCCCTTTTTCATTCTGCAAAATCCTCAAATGGATTCTTTTCTTTTTCCTTGTGAATGTAGCTTTTGGCAATTTCTGCCTCTGTCTCAACTATACGTATCGGGTCATAATTAGATACCCCGCACAAAATAAGCGTATCTTTAAGAAATGCCTCAAGCCATAGTTGAGCAACTGCACAATTGGTATCGTTTGCAGCACCTTCAACTAACTCGGCGACACGCATCTTCATATCACAGATAACTTCTCTGCCCTCGCGGGTCGATAGGAGCGCAAGATAATACGCCTGCTGGGCGCGTTGGGCCTGCTCGTCAGTCCTTTTTTCGGGCGGTATCTCGTACCATTCCATAGTTATTTTTTATCAAGTTTCGCGTTTACTTCGGCAAGCTGCTTCTTTAGTTCCTCGATTTCTTTTTGACCAGCCAAAAGCAGGCTCTCGTTAATCTTCTGACGAGTCTCGCCTGAAGGTTCCTTCGGGGCCGCCTGCTCCTCACGCGCCATACCTGGGACGCGAATCGACAAATCCCAGCCCGGCACCGCCTTGAGCCTGTCCGTCAGCGACTCCGTCTCGACCTTGCGGCCAGTCAGTTTGCATTGGTCGCGTATGGCCTTTTCGGCTTGAGCTTTAGTTTTGCCCTTGAACAGTATCTCGAAGTCCTTCCTGAACACGCCGTCCTTGCGAATGTATCGCCGCATGTCCCGCTCCCTCTGGACTTTCACGGGTAGCGTTATAGGTTTCGGCTTTTTCAATTCCGCATCGGGAATATCAGCCTCTACTGTCTTCGTCTGTGGTTCGTACTTCCTTTTAGCCATTTCGTTCCTTTCTTAACTTGTTTATAAGACCATTCCAATCACTTCTCTTGCTATATGATAATCAGTTTCAACACAATGAATATATTTACTATGACCACTATCACTTTGGGCAACGGTAAGAACTCTGCTATCATCGAGAATATTCTCAATACCTTGATAGAAGCTTATCTCTTCGTGCGCAAGGTATTGGTTATCAGTTCTATTCTTAATCCAACCCCAAATAATGGGCTCCCATGCTTCAGCTAAAAGTTGAAAGATAGATTTAATAACTACCTTATCGCCTCTTTTTAGATTTTGTTTGTTCATTAAGCTGCTCCCGCCGCTAACATTGCGGGCGATTCTGGGTTGACTGCATCTTTCGTTAAACTTGGTATAACTTTACTCATTCGCTCGGCCTGCTCCATCTGCCGCTCCTCTTGCGCCAACTGGGCAAGTCCTGCCTCTATCTGGGCTATCTCAAAGTCGTTGCGAATCAAATTCTGACCAATACGATTGACCAACATCTTCTCAAGCATCTTCTTGGCTTTAACTATCACAAGAGAACTTGGGAATATTTCCCGCCATTCTTTAATAATAGCTATTGCCTCTACCATACTCTGATTCAAACGAATGTTCCGCTTCAACTGAGCCAACTCGCCGTTGAACCGATTGAGTATGCTGACCTTACCGCCCACGGCCTCATCTAAAAGCTCTTGCGGCGGTTCGGGCATACGCCCAGCCATAGTCTCGTAAATCCACACAGAGTCCACGCTCGGCTCCAAGCTGTCGTCCTCACTCGACTCAATGACGGAAGACAACTGACCTATCCGCTCGCCTATCGCCTCCCTGATTTGTGTCGCCGTAGGAGGCTGGCCGCCCTGCGCCTGTAATCTCGTTATCAGCTCGAAGAAATTAATAAAGAACCTGCCCTCGACCGACTCGTCATAATTGTCAAGGAGCGTCTCGGCGTAGCGCGGGTCTATGTTTTGGTTCAGATATTCAATCTTCTCGTCGGCGGACGAATAAAACGTATTGCTTGCGGGGGACAGCTTGTGCCGCCTAACCTGGTCTCGAAGATTCTCGTGTATCAATCGGGGCGGCTGTACCATCGCGTGGGAAGCTATTAGGCGATGCTTGCCTATCGTATTGCCATAGGTAGCCGCCGTTAAGGCATCCATTGCCATCGTCAGGGGGTAGCCTGAAACAAGCCTCTCTCCTATCCTCAAAACGCTTGGCCGCCAGTCAAGACCCTTAGTTTCGATTAGACTGTCGCCCTTGCCCATACCAGATTTCAAAAGGATGTAGAACTGAATGAATTGCTTATCGAGATTATTCTTGCTATCGGCAGTCCTGCTGCCGTTATCATAAATAGCCTGAATGACCTTGTATTCCTGGTATGGGTCTTTGCCGCCCTCGCCCTTTGCCTGGGCGATAATCTCCGGGGTTAATTTATCCTCCTCGAAATCCTCCAATAGCTGCTTGGCTGTATATGTATGCTCGAAGTGGTCAACATCTATATCATCGAAAATATTGGTACTGAACCAGTGGTTTCGCGGGTCTCTGCGCCGGAATACCAATCTATCCTTCCTCAAATCCTCGTCAATAGTCATTACGCCCCACAAGACCGAGGCATCACTTACCTGCTGCTGATAGGCCGTCAAGTGATAGAATGTCGATTTGTCAAATCCGCTCCTTATCTGCTCCGCCGCCTCCTGCATATAATTCTTGATGTTGTCTATATCCATCAGCTTTCGCTTGTGGGCTATGAAGTTTATCCATGACTGCTCGGCCTGGTCTCTCTTAGTGGCCGTCATTGAGACAAAGCCCGCCGCGAACTTCCGCCGAGACTCCGAGGGCACCGGGTTGTAAATGGACACCCCGTACGGCTGCTTGCCGGGCTTGACACTCTTTTGCATATCCCACGTCCGGGGCATGAACAGCTTAGTGCATAAGTCCATTAAGGGCTCAAGGGGCTTCCTGATAGACTTCAACCTCGTGTGATGCTGCATTACTTCCTTGACTATGTCCTTGTCTTCCTTGGTTCGCCATTCAAACATTATAATAGTATATCCTCTAATAAGTTTCGCTGTGCCTCGCTTATCTCGTCTAAGTGGTCACACCATTCAAAAATCTCCGGTATTGATACCCAAGGTCGTTCTGCTCGCTCTTCTATATATTTCTCCGCCGGAGTTTTATCATATTCAGTCATAATACATCCGCCAATATATTCGTTTCCTTCTTCCCGTCCCCGAACAACTTCGGCAAGGTCAGTCTCGACTGAGCCCGGCTGTCCGTAGTCCGTTTCATTCGCTCTAAGATGTCCAGCCTTGCCCGCTCAACCTCGCCAGACATACCGACCTTTATATCACTAAGGCCAAAGGCTCCTAATTGATATTGGTCAAGTGCCCTCGTAAGAAATGGTCGTAAGTCAAAACTTCCGCCAAATAGTCCACTGGGTATTATTCCTTGACCACTCTTGATTTCGTCAAAAATTGCGGGAAGTCCTAATGGCATTATTCTTGTGCTCCTGGTTTTAACTCATACGTTTATGGGCAACTCTGGCCGCCTTTGTGGTCTTATAAGTGCGAATCTTTTTACCTTTCTTCTTGCCGTGGCAATGATATACTGTCTTATCTCGTACTACCATTATTTATTCTCCTGTGGCTTTGGTGAGCTTGCAACATCTTGACCACCAAGGATTTATAGTCCTATGAGTCTTGCAATATCTAAGTCGTGCAAACTTTATGAACCATTTCCATTTCCATCTTCTACTACTCATACTTCATCCTATACCTCTAATAATTAAGCCAGAATAAAGCAAATGTTAAGTATGAGGAACAGCCCTGTAATAGCTTGTAACATACGATATTCAAAAATACTAATTTTAACCATTCTCATATCATACCTCTAATAACGTCTGCACACCCATATCGCTCGTCTCGTCCTCTCGATGTTCCACTTGCTGTCTTTTTAGGTAGTTCTGCAGTTCCACAGTAACATATCCTAAAGCCTCAATAGCCGGGCAATAGCCTATCTTCAAGCCGCTTATATCGCTGGCATCAATAGCGTCAAAGCCCTGCAAGTGCAAAGCAACCTTACTATCCTTCAAATATAGCAGCATTCTATCAGGCTGCAACCATAATTTTATTTGAGGTAGTAAAAAGTCGTAAAGACGCTCTTTCTCCAATAAAGCCGTATGACGAATCCTTATCTGACGGGGCTTTTGCAAAGACTGATGCAACCTCGACTCCCTGCGGAACTCCTCGTTGGCCTCAGCCAAAAAGTCCCTGGCAGCATCGTGGGTCTCATCGGCAAGCCACCTACCCTCCGGGTCGCCGCTCTGGTCTATCCTGCGCCACGATACCCAGTACTTCAAGTCCATGGCCACGCACTGCCTGATAAGCTCACGAACGTCAAAAGACTCGTAATCATCAAGGACACACAATTTGTACCCGCCCGGATGTCGCTCCTTGCAGGCTCCTATGACTACAATGTAGCCAGCCCTGTCCTCGCACGGCCACGCTATGCCGCCCCAGACGGCCTGTGTGGCGTCTATCATATCAACATACTCAATATGCTGACCTAACTTGGATGTTTTGATGTCAATCATCGTAATTTGTGATATATATTAACCAAAACAAGAAAAATAAGAGTAAGTATAATCACTTGATATATTTGCATTATGCCACCAACCTACTGAAATATCCTTTATGGTCAACGCCGTAGATGATATACCTCGTACAGTCCTGGGTATGGTCGTTGAGTTTCAACGGCTCGTCCTTAGCGTCCCTGGTCTCGTTGCCTTCAGCCCACTTATAGCCGCCCGTCTCTTTGATTGTATGCTTGCAGGTGTCGAATATCTGTAACCTCGGCCTGCCGTCTCCCTGTATCTTCAGAGCCGCCTGGACGGCCTCTATGCCCAAATGAACGTCTTTCTTGGCCGGCATTGTGTTTATACCCAACTGTTTGAACTCGTGCCGCTCCTGTGCCTCGTGGTCGGCCCACGTTACCCTGTACCGCTCTCTGCCACTGGTTCGCTTAATACACGCCGCATGATAGGCTAAGGTCTGCTGGGCCGCATAATGCTCGTTATAGACGTACCAGCGGCTATCGTGGTCTCTGGCCATCCACAGGCAAACAAACGGGTTGTTGAAGCCCCAGTCTATCGCCCTGTACCGCTGCCAATCGCTAGGTATCTTGAACGGCTTGCAGACGTGGACCTTGCGATTGAAAGTCTTATACACCGCGCCCATAAAGGCAGCGAAATAACCTTTAATTCGAGTCTCCTGTACCTCTACTGGCCAGTCGGCTATCATTAAGTCAATCTCTGAATCGTCAATATACCCGTCCCGGCTCTTGCGGTTGTCATTGAGGTTTGCGTAAAATACGTCATCAGTATCCGGTAATTCGATTATCCGCTCCTCAAGCCACGGCTGGGGCCTGATAGGAGTCATACTACCGGCAAAGAAGCCGTTATAATCAAGAAGCCGTGCCTGCATCTCTGTAAAAATACCCTCACTATCGCTCTTAATCTGCTCGTCCTGATAGATAGCGTGGATGGGTCTGCCTTCAAAAGCCGTGCGGCCCTGCTCACCAGCCTTGAACTCAATACGATTATCGTTGTCTAACTGTGCCTCTTGCGGTATCTCCTCCTGCCTGTTGTGCCATATCATCTTTTTAATCCGGCAGGCTGGCAAGTAATCCTTAATCTTCTCACCCCATAGTAACTTGCCTACAAGCGGCCAGTTGTCCGCCACAGCCCATATCGTGGCGTTTCTCGGAGTTACACGGAACGGATGTAAACCCAGGGCAAATGAGCATAAATCATATCCGATGTTGCTCTCGGACTTCCCGGACCTATTCCCACCCATTATCCACCTAAACTTCGCTTGGCTCGCGTGGAAGCCCGCCGGTGCCGGTAACGGCCTGTAACTGAGTATTTTACCGCCAATGTAATCTATGTCATCATCGCCAGCGGCTGATAAGTCCGCAACCCAGCCAGCTCCAACCGCCGCTGCACTTGCTTTTAAGAATTGTCTTCGACTAACGGCCACGCTCAGCCCTCCATTCAGGCGTGCATACACCAGTGTAGTCTGCGTCGCCGGGCTTGCCTATTACTATGCCTGAGCAAACTGCGTCCTGTGGCTCATATCTTTCAGGGAATATGTGTTGATAGTTTACGGCAATGGCTGTCCGGTTGGCCTTGATAGTCTGGTCTATCTTGCCATCGACCACGCTCATCATATCAATACTCTGTTGCACGTCCGGCGGCAGGTCCGCGAAGCACTTGATGTCCTTACCTCGCCTCATATTGGGTATTACCTGATTAGCAAGCAATTGGTTAGTATTGCCCTGCTCAGTAATACCCTGAGTAATACCTTTTGCCTTAAACCTGGCTTGAGCCCGCCTGTTGGCCTCTCTCTGCTTATCCTTGTTCTTGTACATTTACGACCTCCGCGTCAATAGTGGGTAATACAGGCATAGCTCCAGGACTTAGGCACCTTTCAGCCAACCTCGCACGTATAGCGTCTCGTTGCTCAGGAGTGTATCTATCGTCCTTTAAGACCACTTCCTTCTTATCAGTCCAGCCCTGCCTGTTCTTGAGCCATATAAATGCAGCAGCAGTGTCCGGTGGGTAATGCTTGACAATGTCCGTTATGGTTATATCGCCTTGATAGTTGCTGATATGTACGTCTGGGTGTGAATAACCGACAGCCCTGGCGTGTAAGCTCTTGGCGACTTCTGCGTCCGCTCTAACTTTTCCGTCTTTTATGGACTCCGAAAAGCTGTTATGCTTTAATTTCCAAAGATTTAAGGTGCTTTCAACTACATTAAAATAACTGGCAATTTGCGCGTCTGTTGCGTTAAGAAGGCATAATTTGTAAACTTGTTCGTCATATTCTTTGCGGTATTTTGTTTGCCTGTGTCCTATTTTAGCCATATTTCATCCTATAAAGACACATAATAAACGCCCCTGCAATAGAGCCTAACCCTAATCCAATGATAATACCTGTTATTTCATTCATTCAAACGCCTTCTGTAACTCAAATAACGTGGTTCTCTCAAATTTGTCTATATCTTCTAATGCCTTCATTCTTGCATTTATTCGTAATTGCTCATCATTTTGTTTTGATTCAGGCGATATACAATCAAGTTTCTCTAATTCATTAGTTACAACGTGCATCAACTGTTGTATCGTCTTTACTATTATTGCATTGCTGTTTGGCTGTTCGGGCTCTAAAGCTTTTGATTTGTCCAAATGCTCTGCGCAAAACTCACATTCAGGCACATAACCTAACGTCTCAAGCTGTGGTTTGTTCATTTTAGTCATATATCCATTGTCTTGCAATTTCGCACAATGCAACAAATACAGCATCTTTATCTCGTTCTAACTGTCCTAAGTCAGCATAGGGAACAAGGTCTGGATGTATCTTCTTTTCTTTGCTATATTTTTCGCCATAAACCCAACCCATAGAAAAATAACTCTGCATCCAACTCCCGTGAAGTTCTTCTGGTGAGTTAGAACGTTGTTCTCCACATTGCCTCTCAATAACCTTTAGGAATTGTTCTTTGAAAGGCTCCTCACGTTCTGCCCATATAACAGGGATAATCGGAGCACCTGAAGCCTTGGCGGCTATCCTTGCCCCATTATATACAAACTCAGCTCTTCTTTCTGTTAAATCAGTCATTTAACTCCT